GGTCTCTGACCTATTTTCAAGGCAGAAAAAAATGAGAAAAGGTGTAATATTCTTATTCTTACATATATTCGTCCCCCCCCTTACCTACTTAACCTCTATTCTGGGTTGGGATGCTCTGGGGCATCCAAACCCAGAATAGAGGTTAAACACAAACTGTATACTATATTATCTACTACGACTATGACACCATTGAATCCTGCTTCTGTTTATGTTAGAGATAATACCATACAATATATCAAAACGATACACGCATTTGCCAGTCTGGGTATGTGCTATAACGTGACTTTCATTTTGTTACATATTTCTGCAGTTGCCCCATTAGCCCCTGTCTTTGGGTTCGCCACAGGATGTGCGACTATCTATCTTTTTACGAAAGGATACAGATAATATTTAATGTATCTTTTCGTTCGTGAAAATCGGTCAGAGACCCCGTAGGGGTCTCAACCTTGAACGGCTTTGCCGTTCTTAGGCGTTTGAAATGAGAAAAGGTGTAAAACCTCCTGAGTAACGAGGACACCCCCACTACGTGGTGGCGCCCTCATAAGATTTATTTGAAACCCTAATAATATCAAATTGGTTGTATAAGATCCTATACAACTAATTAACCAAGAAACCTTATGAGGGCGCCACCACGTAGTGGGGGTGTCCTCGTTACAAAAGGGAGGTTTTACTGGGTTTTTTGCCCAAAGGGCAAAAAGTCGTAGGTTCCAATAATAAAAATTGATTTTCCTTTTTGAGATATACAACGGAGACTATCATATTAAAACAAGCACTACAACGCAAAATCAATCATGGGAAACTTTTATTCATTCGTTCAATTGCACGATTTGGTGCAAGAATTTCTTAAATCTCTGCATTATCTACCTGATTATGCAGAGAATAAAAATCAGGTACAGGATAACTTTGATGTTGATGCAAATATTTCTACAAAATACCCTTTTACCTCCAATTTTGATTTTATCACGTGTGAACATACACGTGATATATTACACTCTGCTCACAAAACCGTCACGCGATTAGAAAAATGGGACTATTTACGAGCTTATACGGTTTCTAAAGAATCTGGATTTATGTTTACGGACGAACCTACTATCAACGAGTTGATGAACGAAATCAATGATGATTATGATTCCGGTCATAGTGGATGTTCTATGGCATTTACGATGAGAACCATGGATTTCATTGCTAAGAATGGAATTGTTGCCTATCGTAAATCTATTGTACAAAAATTAGTAGCAGAAGACGACGCGGAAGATGATGACGACGATATGCCTAGTCTTGAACCGGTGGAAGACGATGACGAGATGCCTCCATTAGAACCGATAGAAGACGACGACGAAATGCCTGGTCTTATTCCAGTAGAAGACGAGGACGAGATGCCTAGTCTTGAACCGGTGGAAGACGACGATGACGAGATGTCTGGTCTTGAACCCATTGAATCCGGTATTGACGATACCGTGAGTGAAGCAGATACTTCTGTTACAATGGAACTATGTGATGATTATCAAGATAGTGATGATGATGAAATGCCTTCTCTTATCCCACTTCCAAAAATGCACCCATTGGATCCTAGTTTTGACTTTATGGTTCTTTACAAACATGAAGCCGAATACGCCTACCAAACCATTCAAAAGATGGAAATGTGGAATTATTTGTACAATTATTCTACGGAAGAAAAACGAGGTTTTATGTTTTCAGATGACCCAAAAATAGTTGAAATTGTCAACCAAGTACAAAAAGATTACGGTGGTATGCATAGTGGTGGATCTATGGCGTTGACCATGCGATTTATGGAACTCATTGCCAAAGAAGGATTTGACATTTTCCGTGAAGAATGCATTCGCCAAAAAATGTAAGTCGTATACACATAAAATTTTGAAAATATAAAAAAAACATTTTGGTCAGTGGGCATACGTTCCTTATTGCCTTCAACAACTAACTCATCCGGTGACAAAGTCACTGGATGAGTTTTGTAATAATATAATCAAAAACCTTTTTTATTGGTTAGAACCGTTCTAACCCTACTAATTACTTTGACTTTTAGTTTATTTCGTGAAGGATATAGAAATAATACATAGTATTATGATGTATCCACTACTCTGACTTTGCCAAAATTCTCCGGTGACAAAGTAACCTTTGAATTTAGTTGTTGAAGGACTTCTCTGGCTTCGCCAATCCTCTGACCAAAAACACCGACATCGTCATGAGTACTATATTTGCAAATTTACCAGAAGATATAATACGTTATATTTTGTCATACAGTGGGGTTATCAAATACAGAGCCGGAAAGTACATGAGTCAATTTCAGCCGAATGACAACCGCTATATGTTACTACATTTAATGCCCGTACCACGATACAGATATAATCCTTATAATCCAAACTTTCTTATTATAACAATTACATTTACAGAATATCGCAAAATACACTCATTGACTATCAATGTAGATCGTCATAAATCTATACGATATATATTCTCGTCACTCGTACAATGTTATAATTGTAATAATACATATATACGATATTGATTCTACGCCCGACTACGTCGTCTGTAGGATGGAGGTTTTTCGCAAAAATTCTCCAGGTGCGAAGCACCCTTTGAATTTAGTTGTATTAAGGAACCTTCGGTTCCTGTGCGAAGGCTAGGCTGCGCAAAAGCCCTCTGACCAAAAAATGTAAGTTGTAGAAATTTTGAATAAAAAAAACTAATTTTGTCAGAGGACATACGTTCCTTATTGCCTTCAACAACTAACTCAGCAGGTAGCGAAGCTACCGAATGAGTTTGTAATAATATAATCAAAAACCTTTTTTTTGTATGAGAGGGGGTAAGAAGACCCTAATGCTACCGTTCTACGAACGTCCGCATTAGGGGATGATGCCGTGGTTGGCGAAGCCAGAGTAGTGGAGGCATCGGGCTAACTAATTAAATACTTTTAAAGAGAGCATGATTACCAATGTCCATAAACAAACTGTTTCCATCAATTTGCAACAATCAGATACACAGCTACCCATCCCCAATTTTTCAAATACCTTGTCTTCTAATTTCACGAGTCTTTCATCATAGACCTTTAATTTAGTTTTCATAACTTCTAATATATTATTTTCTATATCCGGTATTTGATGCATATTATTCATTGTATATTCTTGTGGTGTTATCATATTCATCAATATATTCACAAAGATAAGTTTGTGAATTAAAAATCAATTTTTAATATCGTTAAAACATAAAGAATCATTGATATTACATATATTTATGCAGCGTATTTTATCTTTTGATATTGGTATCAAAAATCTGGCCTATTGTTTTTTATCCGAAGAAAATTCTACTGAACATGTTATTTTGGATTGGCGTGTCATTGATCTTATGCAAAATCCTGAAATTCCACCATCTACCCTTCCAGTCGCACGATGCACATGTTCAGTGGGTCAGATACCCAAGAAAAAACAATCTACCGTCGCACCAAGAGTATGTGGAAAAGTGGCCAAATATACTCATACTGGAACACAAGATTTGTATTGTGAAACTCACGCAAAATCCCATAGTAATTCTACCAATGGATGGCTAATTCCTAAAAAAGTATTTGAACGAAGCAAATTAAATACACTCAATCGGGAAAGATTGGAAGCTTTGATTGTCGGGTACAAAATACCCGTCGCTATGGTTCCCAAACCAACCAAGAAAATCTATGTAGATTTGCTATGTGAACATTTTCAACGGGTATGTTTTCAACTAATATCTCTGGGTCAAGGAACAGCTCCTATACTCAATTCCAAACAAACTGATTTGATTACTTTGGGTAGAAACATGATTCGTCATTTGGACAAACAGACCATTTTACGTGAAAATCCACCTACCCACGTCATTTTGGAAAATCAAATATCTACGGTGGCTTCACGGATGAAAACCGTTCAAGGAGAATTGACCATGTATTTTTTAATGCGATTTCCAGAGGCTCACATAGAATTTATTTCTTCCAAGAACAAATTAAAAGGATTTGAACCCGAGGTTAGAGAGGAAAACACCACGTTGGATATGAATCAAAATGAATGTGGCATCCACGCATGTTCCGAAGAACGACGTAGAAGTTCTTTAGAAAATGCAAAATACAAACAACACAAACGTGATGCGGTTCTTTATACTCAACAACTCATGAATAAACATCCCAAAATGAAAGTATGGGAGCCCTATATGTTGGAAAGTAAAAAAAAGGATGATCTATGTGATTGTTTTTTACAAGGAATGTGGTATAAGACTCAGATCCAAACTCTTCCGGTGACCGTAGGTCACCTTCAGAGTTAGTTGTTGAAGGCTTTCAGCCCTCTGACCAAAATTCTCTGGGTCAGCGAAGCAACTGTGAACCCGCTTTGCGGGTTCTGAGTGCGAAGCACCCTTTGAATTTAGTTGTTGAAGGACTTTGTCCCTCTGACCAAACTTCTCCGGTGACCGTAGGTCACCTACTAAGTTAGTAGTTAGAAGGCTTTCTGCCCTCTTACCAGAAAACATAATAATCAGGGGGTGTTTACGTCTTCAACAATATAAAATTGAATTGTTTGTCATAATATAAACAATTCAATCATATAACCATGGAACCTTCTGTATCAACCACCGTAATCAAATGTCTGTTGGTCAAAGCTATATCCATTCTTCCGGAATTGCAAGAAATCATCAAATCGTATGCCTTTCACGATACAACAACCGATAAATTTCAACATCGTCAAAAATATCGTACCATTATGCAAATCATTGATCATGCTTATTCACGTAAAAATGATTGTATTATGTCTGAACGTTGGAATTTTACACCTACACATCCTCACGAATATACAACGATTGGAGCCATATCTTGTAATAAATGTGGCAATTATAAAATGAGTAGCAATCTATTTGGACTTTCAGAAAATACCCGAATGTTTTGTTTTTGTTCCTATCAATCCGGTGAATATGTTCATACGTATGATGATGATTATTATTTGGAAGAATTGGAAGAACATGATTTTGATTATTAATCTTTATTCTGGTCTGATTGTATGATGAAATCGCACATGTGCGATTTCGCTGCCAATATGAACTGGAAAAGATTTACCTCATTTTGGGTGGGGTGCCCCGGGGCACCCTATCCAAGAATAGAGGTTAACCTTTATTCTGAGGGTGTATAGATTGTAAAAGTTGTTCATAATCCGTCATAAATGGTTCAGTTGACATCATTTTTTTACAAAATAACCGATGAACTTCTCCCGATTGTTGGTCATTTCCGCGGTACCAAGACAATTTCTCCGGATTTTTTGCCCAATTCACTACTTTTTCAATGTATTCCTGAGGACGATAGGATATCCATTCGGGCATTCCACATTGAGTCAATATAGACGCAGTTACATTGTGTGCATGTAGATCCCGCTGTGCCAATGTGATTACGGGTACGGAATTGTACAAAGCATTGCACGTTGTAGTCGTTCCAGAATACGGAAAGGTATCCAACAAAATGTCTATGTGCGAAAACAATTTGAAATATTCTTCCGTAGTTCCGTATTTGGCGTACAGTATTCGGTCTTCTGATACTCCTCCAATACACATTTTTCTACGATAATTTGCAATGTGATTGTCAGCATCTTCCACTGTACTTAATTTGATTAATATTTTTGTATTTGGTGCAGATTCCAATATGGTTCTCCAACATGCAATGACCTCGTCCGAATTTTTAGATTCACGATTCATCGCACCCAAAATTATCCACGGAAAAAAGGGAGAATTACCGTTCAAAAACAACAATGGTTGTGTTTGTGCTAACGAACGAAAAAGTAGAAAACACCGAGGCATATACAGACGTTGTTCCGCAAACCATTGTTGTGAATCGGGCATATCGGCCACATGATCGGTAATCCGATATTGCAAAATATTCGCTGAACCAATCGTATTCGGAAATCCTAAATAAGATATTTGTATGGGAGCCGGACGTTGCGCCAATACTTCCATTCTATGTCCTTCGGTAAATCCATTCAAATCAATCAATATTTGTATATTCAATTCTTGTATTTTTGCCACGGTTTGTTCCGTAGATAAATCTTGAACATTGATGATGCGATGTCGTTGACAATTTTCGGAATAAGTTGTATCAGATAGAATCGTTGCATAATTACGAGAAACAAACAAAGTAATATCAAATTTTTCTTGATTATGATATTGTAAAATGGGTAAAATAAAATGAGAAACAGCGTGTTCAATAAAATCGGAAGAAAGATAACCAATACGGATTTTGGATACCGAAGGCATTTTTGACTCAAAATCAAAATCCAACAGAGCCTCTTCTTTAGACATATTTACGATAGGTGTTTCTTTACACGGGAAATAGGTTTCAACGTGTTGACACATTTGTAAATGATCGCGGGGGTCATGATACATATAGTCATAATACAACATATTACTACAAAACACATTCTTCTTGGTACACCATTCTATCTCGGGGTTATCTTTCATGGAATGACATATTTCAAAATTCCGTTTTAACAATTCTGGAATACGTTCAAAATTCGCCATACGTGTATGCATAATCAAACTATTGTTGTATATTTTGTATTGCAAATCTTTACTACATGTATTCGGAACTAAAGTTAGTTGCAATTGTTGAAAAACAAGAGTGGCCTGTTTCAATTGATTGGTTTTGATATAAAATGCCCCCAAGAAGAGCAACCAACGCGGGTCACATGGAGTTTGTTGTAGTTCTTGGAATAATGCTACATTGGTATCCATCAAATATTGAATATAGTTTACATAGTTGTGTTCAAACAACACTTTGAAAAAATCCAACGTGTTTTCTATGTGATATACATTTCGTGGTTTAGCTTTAGAGTCACAATAAAATTCTTGAAATGCTTTTTGAAACCAATACAATACGGAATGGATGTTTTCAGTTTCATATTCCTCTGGACTTCTACGTAGTCCTTCAGAATATGCGTGGTTATCCTTCGCTTTGCTACGGATACCACATCCATCGTATTTATTTAATGCATTTTGTTGAACACATCCCATAAAATAATACAATTCTGGATTGGTGGGAAACAGTAACAAAAGAATATGCAATATTTTTTTACAAACATGGGTATTTTGAATGTTGGTTTTTAACAGTTGAATACCTTCTTGGTACCAAGAATGTAATTGTTCACAACTTGCATTGGGTAATTGTTTCATGATAGTTTCATATTGAAGATAAAATTGTTCCAACGTCATGTTAGATATTGTAATATATTACATTCATTATAGAGAGTTTTATCTAAATCTATTGATATATTATAATGGGTTTAGGACCAAGTAATTCAAAAAAATTAATAGGCCAACAGATTTTATTGACTCCCAAAGAATCTAAAAAAACCAAAGAATCTAGAAAGTTTGACCTAGATAGTTTACATGGTACATTAATTGATTCAAAAAATGGAATTCATTATATTGAAATTGAAAATATGATGGATAATGAACCAAAAATAATTGCTATTGCTGCTTCAGAATATAATTCATCCACTGAAATGGATGCCGAAAATACTGAAGCCGCTGCTGCGGCCGCTGAAACCGCGGCTATTGCTGCCGAAGAAACCACTACACCTGCTGCTGAAGAACCCGCACCGGCAATGGACAAAACCACCATTACCGAAGAAGAAATGAAACCAGTGGAAGAAGAAATAAAAAAAGGTGGTAAACTACGCAAATCCAAAAAATCACAACACAAAAAGAAACAGAGAAAATCACGTAGAAATAAAGGAACAATTGGAACCCAAGGTTCCAGTAAAACCTCCTAAGTAACGAGGACACCACGCTGCGCGCGGTGCCCTCATAAGGTTTATTTGAAGGATTATTAGTACACTTGTTGTATAAGATTCTATACAACCAATTAGAAATTCCTAATTGGAAGGGAGGTTTTAAAGGAACCGTAGGTTCCTTTAGTTACGTACAAATATAGAAATAAATTAGTAGATATACCATATCTACTAATTCTCAACAATGGAAGTTATTGACCTTGGACTCAAAGACGTGGAACCGATTTCTTTACATTTGAATGACAATGATTACAGACCTTCTGTCAATTTTGGACCTGGTATAGAACTTTTAATGAATGAAAAAAAAAAAAACAATTATTCCAATACAAATGTTGATATGGGAGATTTAGACAAATTAGAACAGGATTTAAACAATTTATCACAAAATGATAGTGGAGGTGGAGGTGGAGGTGAAAACAATTTCTCCAAATCTTTAAATTTCGGTAATTGGTTTGGTGGTGGTAAAAGCAATGCCTCTGTATCTTCGGATAATAACATAAATTTGAATGTAGAAGAAATGGGTGATTCTAATTTAGGAGAGGCTACTGCCCAAAGTGTATCAGGTTTTACACGAACGGCCGATGGATTTGGTAAATTAAATACGGAAATACCACTGGATCAGACGAGTAGTGCACGAATGACTGACCGTGAAAAACGTCGTAAAAAACGTATGATGATTAAAAAATTGGAAGAATGGTATGAAAAAGGCATTATCAAACATTCTTCCCATTTTAATTTGGATTCTAATTATGAAGAAATTGAAGATGAATACGAAGGAGCCTTGGAAGACAAACGTAAAAAGGACAGTGTTAAAATTCAGGGTTGGTGGTTTATGACGTTGGTAAACTCGGTTGAATATGCCAATGCGGCTTTCAACCCATTTGACCTGAATTTAGACGGATGGGGGGAACAAGTAAGTGAAGATTTGGATTCTTACGAAGAAATATTTGGTGAACTTTATCACAAATACAAGGGAGGTAAATTGTCACCAGAAATATCCTTGTTATTACGTTTGGGATTTTCGGCTGCTGTAGTTAATTTTACCAACAAAGCACTTTCCAGTGCAACCCCGGCTTTCAATGATGTCATCAAACAGAGTCCCGAATTGATGAAAATGTTTACCAATGCCACCGTCCAATCCATGAGTCAAGCCAGTCCCGGATTCAACATGGCGAATAATTTGATGAATCGTGACCCCGAAGTGAGTACGACCTTTGGTCCTCCACCTCCCGCAGTAGCGACTAAAAATCAACAACCCCCTGTGCGAAATCCCATGGCAAATATGCAATTTACCCGCCCGGATTTGTCCGCTGGACGTGGTGATACCACTCCCATGTTTCGTGAACAAGGCGTAGATTTACAAGAACGTTCTTATGTTTCACAGGCGCCGGCTCCCCAAAAACGTCCCGAAATGCGCGGCCCCCAAAATATGGATTTAAATCAAATACTTTCTGGATTGAAAACACGTGATACTGCACTTGAAGAACCCCCAGCACAAGTACAACAATCACAAGTAAACAGTTTTTTTGGAAACAATGTTGGAAACAATGAACAACTCGGTATGCAATCTCAAATACAAGAATTGATGATTCCTTCGGGAGGTTCAACTTTGAATGAAAATGATTCCATGATTAGTATCTCGTCGTTACGTGACATGCAAAATGCATCCATTCCTAAACGTGTGCGCCGTAAACAACGCAGTGACCGCAATACGATTTCATTGGATATCTAAATAAAGGAACCTACGACTTTTTGCCCAAAGGGCAAAAAACCCTTTAAAACCTCCCTTTCGTAGAAGACCCTAATGTGGACGTCATGAGTACTCGGCAAGCTCTGCTTGCCAGGACTCCGTTGTTGCAAGCTTCGCCAAGTAATTCGCATTGCGAATTACCGGTTGCCACCTTCGGTGGCGTACTTGCTGATCGTAGAACGGTAGCATTAGGGGATGATGCCGTGGTTGGCGAAGCCAGAGTAGTGGAGGCATCAGGTTTATTACAAGGATTCTTGGTAAATTGGATGTATAGGAGCTTATTCAAAATAACATAAACATAACAAAATATAACCATATATTGTTATGAAAACAGTGATGAAAACTCTTATACTTGGTCACGGAAGAACCTATAAAAAAGATTTAGATACGAGATGTAGTCCGATAGATGTGGACGAATGGTTTAATGACCCGTACGATTGTGTGGATGAAGAGGAAGAGGTGAAACCAGATATTGTGTTTGATTTAACACAATCTTGGAAATTTGTTCCAAATTACTCGTACGACCGTATAATTGACTGTACTGGTGGTACATTGCAACTTGGTCATTCCGGAAATAAACCAGTAAGTTCATTTATATTACAACAAGTACAACGTATATTAAAACCTTATGGTTTGTTTTATCCTGATCGGCACTATAAAAATACGATTTATCAACAAGATTGTAATGGAGAACTTGTATTATTAGAAAATAAAATTGTACCTCAATATTTGGTACCATATGTTTCTGAAAGTGAATTGGAAAAAATAAGAACATCTCCACTTGTTCAATCAGGAACGTATACGATTGAAGATTACATAGAAAGTGATAGAATCAAGGCCGAATATCATAAACAAATGGAAAAATGGGAACGTTATTGTTGTAATATTTGCAATACGAAATTTTCTACGAAAGAAAACCACCAAACACATTTGGCTTCTGAACAACATAAACGGCAAAAATCCATTAAAATAATTCGGTATAGTTGTCCTATAGATGATGAATTAATAGAATTATATCAAGTATATAAAACCAAAAATGTTTCCAAAATTATAAAAGAAGAGGAGAACTTTGTAATTTCTATTTAATAAAGGAACTATTGGAACCCAAGGTTCCAGTAAAACCTCCTAGGTAACGAGGACACCACGCTTCGCAAGCGAAGCTAAGGCGCCCTCCTAAGGTTTACTTGAAAACCTTGTAATAAAAATATCAAATTGGCTGTATAAGATCCTATACAACTAATTTACCAAGAATCCTTCTACTTGAGGGAGGTTTTAAAGGAACCGTAGGTTCCTTTACCAGAGCAATTGGTCTGCATAAAACCCTGCACTACCCACCACATGCCGGTCTTTTTCGTGTCGGCGTTTGTATTGTACCCGATGTTTGTCCGCGATTTCTTTGCCAAATTTTTTCATAAAAGTAGGATAATCATTGTATCCCATAGCACCACAGGTAGCTATTTTTTCACCATCTTTGAATACATCCAATTTTTTGGTAGGATTTTTGGCATGTTTTACGGTGACTCCTAATCGTTTGGCTTGGTCACGTGTATATTGTGTAATTGTATAATGCGTCGTCATTATACCATTATTCGTAGAAATAAAAAGATATAAAAATAATTTCAAAATAAGTAAATAACACGTGTTACAAAATGTCTTGTTTTTATAATTTAATTCCTAAAATACCAGGTATATATGAACAATTCGTATGGATTTCGTTTCATGCGGTTGATTTATATGTGCGTTTTCGGCACAGAGTAAGATGTGCATTGTTTGAAATGTATTATTTTAATTCATGGACGATGGCGACTACCAATTATTTTTTACAAATATACAATCGCATCTATTATTCTTGGTTTTCCATTTCAGTTGAACCTGAATTATCACCATGGTTGAATGTATCGTATGTTTCACGAAAGAATACACCCGAATATTTGATTTATCCTAACCGACCGATCAAATACATTGATTTACCTCCCTTTTCCTTTTTAGAATGTTTGGTTGAGTGGTTACAGACGGATCTAACCTCATTCAAATCCGATGAATATCAATTCAAAGAAGAATATTCAAATTGTCCCGAATGTGTACTAGAAAACAATGTGGTGGACCGTTGGAATCAAATGACCAACATGGTCATGTGTGATTCACATACGAATTCTGGAATCATGGTGGCACCGGACCGTGTATTATGTACATACAAAACCATTCTGGACCAATATATTTTTCGTATTTCTACCAACATACAAATAAAAAATGAATCTCTATGGGAAATCAAAGATGTTTCCGATTTACAATTGGACGATTTACAACGTTCCAAAATACGTTTTTTAAGCATTGAGTATACACATCCAAAAATGTCTCATACCATTCCTTTGGAATTACATCAAGAAATGATGTATGTTGGAAATCATTTGTTTTCATCTGCATTTGTAGCAAGAATGTTGAATTACATCATGGGTAGAAATAATTTTATCTTTGACATGGATTATGTGATAAAAATTATGGACAAAGATTTGAATTATTTTGAATTGACCTATTGTCAATACATATGTTTGGAAAAAACCGCATATGTTGTAAAAACTTAAAAAAAAAGGTTTAAAAACATAACATAATATAACTCATAGGTATTTTACGATTGTTATCATTGTCGTATTTAATGCCGAATACTTTAGAAAATCATTTTCATGATCATGATAGTAAATGTGATCATAATCATGATAAAATTCCTACCTTACAATCTTCTAACAATCAAATAGACTCTGATGCAAAAAATCGTATAACATTCTCATTAGACGCGCTTAATAATGAAATTATACCAATAGAGAAAGTGGATATATCGGTACATGTTTGTCTTCCTTTGCAGACAGAATGGAATTATTATTATCATTTACCCAACGACAAAAGTTGGAATTTAGAAAGTTATAAAACAATCATGTCCAATGTTTCCACCTTGGAACAGTTGATTGGACTGAACGAAACTGTTACGGACAATATTATCAAAAATTGCATGTTGTTTGTGATGAGAAAGGGAATTACACCAATGTGGGAAGATACCTGCAATCGCCAAGGTGGTAGTTTTTCTTACAAAGTAATTAATAAAATGGTGGTACAAGTATGGCGTAAATTGATGTATATGTTGTGTGGTTATTCACTTACCATTGATCCTTCTCATATGGATTTTGTTAATGGTATAACAATTTCTCCCAAACGCGGTTTTTGTATTATTAAAATATGGATGAAAAACTGTACTTTGCAAGATCCCGCTATCATTACTAATATTGACAATTTATTACGTAATGGTTGTTTGTTCAAAGCCCATAATCCGGAATTTTAACATATTCGTGGATATCCTCCGTTACACTACGGATACCACATTCAATAAAAAAATTGAATTAAAAATATATTTATATATTTTATTAGTAGCTATATTCTTGCAAATATGAAAATTCTATCTTGTATTACTCTTGAAAATGGTGTAAACATGACATTTGAAATTATAAAAAATAAGTTATGGTTTGAAATGGATGAACCGAAAGATAAAGAAATGATGGTCACTATTTATGAGGTACCAAGCGATACATATACAATTATTGGTCAGGGGGCGTTTACGCCTCCAACAACTAACTTAGTAGGTGACCTACGGTCACCGGAGAAGTTTGGTCAGAAGACCGAAGGTAAAGAAACTACCTACCATCAAAGTGCTCTTGGTCAGAAACATATGCTTCTTCCTGGAACCTACATATTTTCATTCAGTAACGATAAATACATACATCTTTCCGTAGTATTAAAATATAACAAATTTTCATTTGAAGTATATTAGGTAGGTCTTTTATCATAGAGGGCGTAGATATCTGATTCTTTTTTTTCGGGTTCTGGTTCTATGACAGGCTCCATTTGTCGGGCTATGGTAGCTACGATAACAATCGGAACAGTGACAGGACAAAACATGGTTAATAAATAACCAGATACTCCTCCGAACCATCCAAAAAATACTGTCGTAGTTATACATCCTAGATAAGTATCTTTTTTTGATTCTTGATATCCATAATATGTACCTATACATGTTCCGACTACCATTCCTGCCATTAACGCTATCGGCTTATATTTACAACCATATATTATCGTTTGTATCCCTTTGTTGATTATTTTATCACTTACACTGTTAAGAAACCGACGATTTATTATCAAGCGATTCGTACAGGGCATACAAATTTTTTTAGCGAGTAACATATGTGATATGTAATATGTGATTATCATATATCATCGTAGTTTAAATCAATTTTTCAACGATTCATATGTATTCTTTGACGAAAGATTGTCCAACCAAATTGAGCAATAAAATGCATCGTACGCATAGTAATACCTATCGTATATCCGGAATGATTGTTATTGTCTTTCATAATTTCATTTATGATATGGTAAATATCGTCTGAATCACAAGAAAACATAAATCCATGATGTTTATCTACCACATACAAACGTAATGTTTCCCATGCTTCCAATCTTTGTATGGTATAATAAGCATGGGAAAACAAATTACGTGAATTTTCACATATAATGAATTCAAACGAGGGTGAAATCGGATAATTGTTGGGGTCATAATCAGGAATATCTAGATTTATATGACGTTTTTCTATACACGGAATGTTTGTTATTTCAGCTCTACACAAAGGACAATTCGCTTTGATACATAGTGTATGTATTTGATAAATACATTGTGAACAAAATACATGTCCACACGAGGTTATAAACTGGTTTTCTTCTTTGATTTCGTCCAAACATACAGGGCAAACAACTCCAGGGATTTCTTCCAATGACATGTTATCCACGAATATATGATATTTTTGTTGTATCATATATTTTAATTTCAATTTTATACTGGCAATGAAGACAAACATAAACGAATAGAGCCCAAAGAAGCACACTCATAACTACAAATCAGTGGCATGTCATTGCTCAAATACAATTCCACCGTGTTACATAGAGGGGTACATTTGATAAATTGTAACAAGGATTTCGTAGAAAATACTCCCTGGGTGACGACCGATGGATCCGTAGGACGTTGGATAAATTCCGTATATCCGTCGGTTTCTGTCCGATATATTTGGGTACTGGCAAAATTACCTTCACAAGAAAATTTCAATTCAGTACTCGTATTACGAATTTCTACACGTTCCGAAATAGAATTCATATCACGACAAATTTTTTGGAAATCTAGGGATGGTAAATTGATAATCGTAGTATATTCAATGTCCGGAATCACCAATTCCTCCGTGTCGGGCTCTATCAATCGCAATTTTTGAATATAACATTGATGAATATCCCCATTTTCATATTGTAATCCCAAATGTGATACGACTCCGTCGTGATAATCGTTTTTATCAATGTAAATGGTCAAAGTATCGTCGTTGGACATGGTGGAAATCACTTTGAACAAATGCAAAGTATTGGCGCAAATCACAATCTTTTCTGGTTTACATTTGTATACTTCAAATTTATTCGCATTTAGTACTACATTTACCAATATAGTATGTGTTTTGTCAAAATTAATGATACGCATACCGTCTTTGGTAAATGTAATCGTTGCATCTGTCAAAATATCTTTGATAGCAGTAATCATGTTTCGGATTGGTTGAATTTGTACCGTTTTTATAATAAGCATGTATTGGTCGTCATTCATTTATACAAATGCGTTTAGTTATTCAATGATATGGTTGTATATCATTTATTTTTCTATATACATTTTTCTATATTTGATATGAACCTTGAATGAATGTGGGATGCCGTAGTGTAACGGAGGCATCTCCACGCATATTCTGAAGGACGACATAGGAGTCCAGAGGAATATGGGTAAAAAAAATTGATTTATTTATATGTTATTTTACTATTTTATATAATAACTTAAAATGTATAAACTACGTAATTGGATTGACCACGAAAAACTTGATTGGTTTGTATTATCTTCAAATCCAAAAGCAATACATCTCTTGGAAAAACACCCAGAAAAAATAAGTTGGATTCAGTTATCCAAAAACCATGAGGAGTTTCATCTTTTGGAACAAGACCCCGAGAAAATAGATTGGAAATGGTTATCCGGAAACCCTGATGCAATCCACCTCTTGGAACAAAACCAGGATAAAATAGATTGGACTGTATTATCAAGTAATACAGCAATATTTGTCTATGATTATGACGCGATGAAAGAAACCAAACATATCTTGCACGAAGAACATATGGTAAAAATGTTTCACCCCAATAGAATCTACCAGTTTGCGTACGAATACGGAATAGACATAGAAAATTTTGAAAGTATATCTATATGAAATGTACAAATTGTTAGACTGGATAGACCCTGATAAATTAGATTGGAAAAGTTTATCAGGAAATCCAAAAGCTATCAATCTCTTGGAAAAACATCCTGAAAAATTAGATTGGGGATTTGAGACAGAATTACAAGAAGAATAATATTGATAGATTTTGTATTTTTTTTGCCGTTCTTAGGCGTTTGAAATGTAAAGAGGTGTAAAGATATTTTATGATAACTAACCAAACTCATCCGGTAACGAAGTTACCTTCTGAGTTAGTTGTTGAAGGACTTTGTCCTTCTGACCAGCATATTCATAAAAAAATCATAATGTTTTATTCGGATGCATGTAAAATGCTAGAATTGTCTTCATCCGAAGGAAAACGAAAATCTATAATCAATAAAAATTATCGTCGTTTGTCATTGTTAAATCATCCAGACAAGAATGAAAACTCGGATGCTACAGAAAAATTTCAAGAAATCAACGAGGCGCGCGAATTATTGATAAAAACTGCCATAGATGATGTCCATGACCGATATCCGTATTCTGCCAATGTTTGGAACGAACGTATTCTTCCCTTGCTCCAACAAATGGGATACGAGACACCACCTTCCGTTACAATAAATTCATCCCGAGTAACTCAGTTTTTAGTACATGCGTATGATACTACACTATTATCAAAATTAGATACCATGAATCATGAAAAACTCCAAAAAATATATACATTCATATGCAAACATCGTCACCGGTACCCTGCGGTAGTAGACCCCCTCATCAATTATATAGGAAAAATCATCAAATCTACCGCCCATAAATCTAATTATAAAGACCAACATACCATTCTTTATCCAAAATTGGAAGAGTTACTACGAGGGGATATATTACAATACAAAAGGGGGGGGCGGATATACCATATTCCGTCGTGGAATACTGAAAATGTGTTTGATATGGAATCAAAAGAAGCCGAGAACGTAGTGAAGGCATCAGATATAAAAGAAGGTGGTGAATTCATTGTCCATTGTATACCTGCGTGTCCAGAAGGTGTTACGGTAGATGAGGAACATACTGTACATAAAGATGTGGAGTATACTATGAACGAACTATGGGAATTACCAGATAATGTCAATTGTAGGGTAGAAATTGCTCCTAAACACATGTATTCCTTTGAAAAATCATTCCTAAAATTGGTACGAACACCACAAATCGTCCCATTTTATTGCAAAGGAATACCTTTGAGTAGTTCTGTTGACGTTCTAGATGCATCTAACAAAGGAAAAGTTATATTACATGTTACCATATTATGAAGGACGACATAGAAGTCCTTCAGTCGGCGTGCGAAGCACGCAACCTTGTGTCCACAGAGTGGACACTGTGGAATATGCGTGGATATCCACATCCATAAAGTAACGATTTAAACATGTTCTAACATACATAGATGTAATGTACAAATTATTGGACTGGATTGACACAACAAAATTAAATTGGGAAGTATTGTCTGCGAATCCGTATGCGATTCATCTCTTGTTAAAAAATCCTCATAGAATCCACTGGAATTGGTTGTCCGAAAATACACATGATTTGGCCATACAACTCTTGGAAAAAAAAATCCGTGATACTTCGTCTGATATATATTGGTTTTTGTTGTCCAAAAATCCGAGTGCCATATATCTTATGGAAAAAAATATAGGTAAAATAGACTGGTATCATTTATCTGACAACCCACATTTCCGGGCAATTCGTTTGTTGGAACAATATCCCCAACATATTCAATGGTTTTCATTATCCGGAAACCCTGCCGCGATACATATATTAGAACAAAATCCCCAAAAAATCAATTGGACGAGTTTATCCCAAAATCCGAAAGCAACACATATATTAGAACAAAATCCAAAAAAAATAGATTGGGAAATATTGTCTGGAAATGCGGGTGCGATTCGTCTCTTGGAACAAAATCAGGACAAAATATTCTGGAAGTGGTTATCCGGAAACCCGAATGCAATCCACCTATTGTTAAAAAATCAGGATAAAATAGACTGGACTTGTTTGTCCAAAAACCCTCATGCTTTGGCAATTCGTCTCTTGGAACAAAACATGGATAAAATCAATTGGACTTGGTTGTCTAAAAATACGGAGGCAATGCATCTCTTACAACAACACCCCGATAAAATCAATTGGCATATTCTGTCTTCCAATCACGCGATTTTTACTGTGGATTATGAGTGGTTAGAAAAACGTATGAATATTATCAAAGAAGAATTGTTGTCGGTTGCACTTCACCCCGATAGAATCCAGTATTGGTTGGAAAATGGAATGAATATAGAGGATTTATAGGATACATAAATGTATGTACAAATTATTGGACTGGATTGACATCACAAAAATAGATTGGGAAGTATTATCTGCGAATCCGTATGCAATTCATCTTTTGTTAAAAAATCCTCATAGAATCAATTGGACTTGGTTATCCGGAAATCATAATGATTTGGCAATTCATCTCTTGGAACAAAACCCCGACAAAATCAATTGGACTTGGTTCTTATCCAAAAACCCGCGGGCTATCCGTCTCTTGGAACAAAATCCTGACAAAATAGACTGGTATTATTTATCTGCGAATACTGGAGCGATACATATCTTGGAACAAAATCCTGACAAAATAGATTGGTTTTCGTTATCCCAAAACCGTAACGCAATGCATATATTGGAAACAAATCCTGACAAGATATATTGGACATTATTATCTCAAAACCGCGGCGCAATACGTCTCTTAGAACAACATCCGGACAAAATAGATTGGCAAATCTTATCGGCAAATCCTGATGCAATGAATTTATTGGAGCAAAACTCTGACAAAATAGACTGGAATTGGTTATCCGGAAATCCCCATGATTCAGCGATTCGTATCTTGGAACAAAATCCTGATAAAATCAATTGGACATGGTTATCAGGAAATTCTCATACTTTGGCGATTCGTCTCTTGGAACAAAACATAGATAAAATAGATTGGTACCAGTTGTCAGGAAATACCGGGTTTGGTGTGATGAATCTCTTGAAACAACATCCAGAAAAAATCTATTGGAATCAATTGTCCAAAAACCCCTCTATTTTTACGTTGGATTATACGTGGTTAGAAAAATGTATGAACATTTTTAAAGAGGAATTATTAGCGGTTGCACTACACCCCGATAGAATCCAATTTTGGTTAGAAGAGGGAATGGACATAGAAGATTTGTAACATATTTATATGAAATGTATAAATTGTTAGATTGGATAGATACCACAAAAATATTTTTGACTGGATTATCCCAAAATCCGATGGCGATTGACCTATTAGAACAAAATCCTAACAAAATATATTGGCGTTTGTTATCAGACAATCCGAGAGCGATACACCTCTTGGAACAACATCCGGATAAAATAGAATGGTATTGGTTGTCAGCCAACCCAGGGGCGATTCATCTTCTAGAACAAAATCCGGATAAAATAAATTGGTATCAATTATCTAGAAATCCCGAGGCTATTCATCTCTTGGAACAAAATCTAGACAAAATAAACTGGACTTTGTTATCTATCAATCCCGGAGCGATTCGTCTCTTAGAACAAAATACAGATAAAATCAATTGGAATGGTTTATCCGGAAACACGGCAGCAATTCATCTTCTAGAAAGAAATCTGAATAAAATAGACTGGCAATGGTTATCTGAAAACCCCGGAGCGATTCGTCTATTAGAACAAAATCCAGAAAAAATAGATTGGAAATGGTTATCTTGCAACCCTCATGCTTTGGCGATTCAACTCCTGGAACAACATCCTGACAAAATCAATTGGCTCATAATGTCACAAAACCCCGGTGCGATAGACCTCTTGGAACAAAACCCCGACAAAATTTGTTGGCCAGTATTATCAAGAAACCCTGGTGCGATTCATTTACTAAAACAAAACCCCGATAAAATAGACTGGTTTTGGTTATCAGGAAATACCGCTATTTTTACCTTGGATTATACGTGGTTAGAAAAACGTATGAACATCTTTAAAGAGGAATTGTTAACTGTTGCACTACACCCCGATAGAATTCATTTTTGGTTGGAACAAGGAATGGACATAGAAGATTTGTAATAAATAGATATGTATTACCAAACTCTTCCGAGTTAGTTGTTGAAGGATTTCATCCCTCTGACAAATGTACAAATTATTAGACTGGATAGACCCGGGTCAATTAGATTGGAAATGGTTATCTTTTCACCCGAAGGCGATTCATCTATTAGAACAACGTCCCGATAGAATAGATTGGTATTTTTTATCTACCAACCCAGGGGCGCTTCATTTGTTGAAACAAAACCCGGATAAAATAGAATGGTTTTGGTTATCTAAAAATCATAGTGCTTTGGCGATTCACCTCTTGGAACAACATCCTGACAAAATCAATTGGACATTGTTGTCAGAAAATCATAGTGCTTTGGCGATTCACCTCTTGGAACAAAATCCCGAAAAAATAGATTGGATTCGGTTATCTGGAAACCCGGCAGCAATTCATCTTCTTGAAAGAAATCTGAATAAAATAGACTGGTTTTGGTTATCCGCCAATCCAGAAGCGATTCATCTCTTGGAACAACATCCCGAAAAAATCAATTGGAGATGGTTATCAGAAAACCCCGGAGCGATTCGTCTCTTAGAACAAAATCCAGAAAAAATAGATTGGCAATGGTTATCTTGCAACCCTAAGGCGATTCACCTCTTGGAAAAAAATCCCAACAAGATATGTTGGACATTATTAACTGCCAACCCCGGGGCTATCAATCTCTTGGAACAAAATCGGGATAAAATAGATTATGAATTGTTGTCCAAAAACCCCGCGATTTTTACTTTGGATTACGCGTGGATAGAAAAACGTATGAACATCTTTAAAGAGGAATTGTTGGCCGTTGCACTACACCCCGATAGAATTCAATCTTGGTTGGAACAGGGAATGAATATAGAAGATTTGTAACATACACGCGTATAGTACAAATTATTGGATTAGACCTACGGTCATCAGAGAATTTTGGTCAGAGGGACGAAGTCCTTCTCACAGTGACCTTCGGTCACCTAATACAACTAACTTCAAAGATGACCTACGGTCATCAGAGAATTTTGGAACAATGTGTAAATTTTGTCAAGCTCCTGACTCACCGCGTCTAACCGTATCGGTTTGTAATATTTCACCACAATGGGGTCAATTTCTTTGGAAATTGTCAATGAACGTGTGTGGTCATAGAGGTCTATGAGAATCTGATTACCAATTCTTTCCAAATTCATGTTGATTCCGTGTTCAAATTCGTAATACAAAGTTTGTTGGTCTATTTCTGTACACTTGACCAATCGGTGATATTTTTGAGTATAGTCACCGAACCGAATGACCTGTAGATTGGTACTTTGCGTACATTGTGAACATTGAGTTTCCTGTGTTCTATGTGTGCCATGCGTTCTTTGTGTTTCTTCCATACGTTCTGTACCGACTGTACGTTGTGTACCTTCTGTTCCTATACCTATATAAATCTGATATTCGGCATCCAAAATACGTTCAAATTTCAAACATTGACGTTTTTCATTACTAGTATTAGCTCCCATATTTGATGTATTAGATACAATCAAAACGTTTATATTTATTCTGATAGAACATAGAAGTTTTGTAATATACATTGATGTATACGAAATGTACAAATTATTAGATTGGATAGACCCCAAAAAACTAGATTGGACAATATTATCCGGCAATCCTAAGGCGATACATCTCTTGGAACAAAACCCCGATAGAATTGGTTGGTATATTTTATCCAAAAACCCCGAGGCAATACATATATTACAAAAAAATATGGATAAAATTCATTGGGGAGGTTTATCCCAAAATCCTGCCGCGATTCGTCTATTGGAACAAAACCCCGACAAAATCAATTGGTTTTGGTTATCCGGAAACCCCAATGCACTTCATCTTTTGAAACAAAAAATACATAAATCTTTCAGTATAAACTCTATTTTACGATATATTATACAATACTTTACTGATAATAATAGTTATTATCATGAAATAGATTGGTCCATGTTATCTAGAAACGTAAATGCAATACCTTTATTGGAACAAAATCCTGACAAAATCAATTGGACAGAATTATGTGATAATCCTGGGGCGATTCATCTCTTGGAAAATAATCCGGACAAAATTCGTTGGTATTTGTTATCCAAAAACCCTCACCCCCGGGCGATTCATCTATTGAAGCAAAATAGTAACAAAATTAATTGGGCGATGGTATCCAAAAACCCCCATCCCTGGGCGATTCATCTATTGGAACAAAATCCTGAAAAAATAGAATGGTCTTGGTTATCTGAAAATACACACCCACAGGCTATCAGACTCTTGGAACAAAATACCGACAAAATCAATTGGTATTGTTTATGTAGTAACCCGCATGATTTGGCGATTCATCTATTAGAAAAACATCCTAACAAAATAGAATGGTCTTTGTTATCCAGAAATCCTGGTGCTATCCATCTCTTACAACAATATCCGGACAAAATAGATTGGTCTTTTTTATCGGCCAACTCAGCGATTTTCACCTTGGATTACGCGTGGTTAGAAAACCGTATGAACATCTTTAAAGAGGAATTGTTAGCCGCCGCATTGCACCCCAATAGAATCCAATCTTGGTTGGAACAGGGAATGGACATAGAAGATTTATAAGATACATAGATGTATATGAAATGTATAAATTATTAGATTGGATTGACCCAACAAAACTCAATATAGGAGTATTATGTAAAAACACCAATCCTGGGGCAATTTATATCCTAGAACAAAACCCAGAAGAAATCTACTGGCCATGGTTATCTAAAAACCCCACGGCAATACATATTTTGGAAAAAAATCCCAACAAAATAGATTGGATGCAGTTATCAGGAAACCCCGCAGCAATACATCTCTTGGAAAAACATCCGGAAAAAATTCATTGGGCATGGTTATCTGGTAACCCAGAGGCAATTCCGCTTCTAGAACAATATCCTGATAATATAAACTGGGCATGGTTATCCATAAATCCCGGGGCCATATCTCTTTTTGAAAAATACCCCCACAAAATCAATGGTGTAAATTTATCCTCAGATAATTATCCACATGAAGCATGTTGGAAATGGTTATCAAGTAACCCAGAGGCGATTCATCTCTTGGAACAAAATCCTGACAAAATAGATTGGTATTGGTTATCTATGAACCCAAAAGCGATTCATCTCTTGGAACAAAATCCTGACAAAATAGTTTGGCCTTTGTTATCCAAAAACCCCCATCCCAGGGCGATTCGTCTTTTGGAACAACATCCCGAAAAAATCATTTGGAATTATTTATCCGGAAATCCCGGGGCAATCAAACTCTTGGAACAAAACATAGATAAAATTATTTGGTATAAGTTGTGTGAAAACCCCGAAGCAATGCATATATTACAACAATACCCTGATAAAATATTGTCATGTGAACTATCGGAAAACCCCGCGATTTTCACTGTGGATTATACGTGGTTGGAAAACCGTATGAACATCTTTAAAGAGGAACTGTTATCAGTAGCATTGCACCCCGATAGAATCCAATCTTGGTTGGAAAATGGAATGGACATAGAAGATTTGTAAGATACATAGATGTATATGAAATGTATAAATTATTAGATTGGATAAATCCCAACAAACTAGATTGGAATAATATATCTCAAAATCCCCGTGCCATTTCTTTCTTAGAACAACACCCGGACAAAATATATTGGCCTTTGTTATCCAGTAACCCGGAGGCGATTCACCTATTGGAACAACATCCGGATAAAATCAATTGGAAATTGATATCGCGAATTCCTCAAGCAATACATCTATTAGAAAAAAATCCGGACAAAATCCATTGGGACTGGTTATGTAAAAACCCACATGCCGGTGCGATTCGTCTCTTGGAACAACATCCCTACAAAATTAGTTGGATATATTTATCCGATAATCCATGTCCAGAGGCGATTCGTTTCTTAGAAAAACATCCCGACAAAATTCAGTGGTTTTGGTTATCAAAATATCCCCAGGCGATACGTCTTATAAAAAAATACCCCGACAACATCCAGTGGTCACAATTATCAAGAAACACCCATGCTTCGGCGATTCGTCTCTTGGAACAAAATCTGGATAAAATAGATTGGCAATGGTTGTCCAAAAACACCGGAGCTATCAAACTATTGGAACAAAATCCGGACAAAATAGATTGGCATTTATTATCAGGAAACTCTGAAGCCATTCAAATTTTAGAACAACATCCCGAGAAAATCCAATGGATGTGGTTATCCGGAAATCCGAAAGCCATACATATCTTGGAACAATATCCCGAAAAAATAGATTGGTCTTGGCTGTCCAAAAATCCGAAAGCTATCCGTCTCTTGGAACAACATCCCGATAAAATAGATTATGAATCGTTTTCCGAAAACCCCGCTATTTTTACCTTGGATTATACGTGGTTGGAGCGCCGTATGAACATATTCAAAGAAGAATTATTAGCCGTCGCACTGCACCCCGATAGAATACAACATTGGTTAGAACAGGGAAGGAATATAGAAGATTTGTAACATACTTATACGTAATGTACAAATTGTTAGACTGGATTGACCAAAAACAACTTATTTGGTCAAAATTGTCCAAAAACCCTAAAGCGATATATTTTCTAGAAAAAAATCCGAAAAAAATTAATTGGATTGAATTATCTGAAAACCCCGAGGCGGTTCATCTTCTAGAAAAAAATCCTGATAAAATCAATTGGACATGTTTATCCAAAAATACTAATCCTGATGCAATTCGTCTCTTATCACAAAATCTGGACAAAATATGCTGGTCTTTGTTATCGGCGAATCCTGGAGCGATACCTCTCTTGGAACAAAACCCCGATAAAATCCATTGGACTCAGTTATCCGGAAATCCGAAAGCGATACATCTCTTGGAACAAAACCCCGATAAAATAGATTGGGTTCAGTTATCCGGAAATCCTCAGGCAGTTCATCTATTGGAACTACACCCTCACAACATTCGTTGGACTAGGTTGTCCAGAAATCCGGGGGCGATTCGTCTATTGACACAACATCTGGAAAAAATCAATTGGATACATTTATCCGAAAACCCCGGGGCGATTTCACTGTTAAAACAATATCCCGAAAAAATTTACTGGCCTTGGATATCCGGTAACCCCGGGGCAATACAAATATTGGAGCAAAATATAGATAAAATCAATTGGACTGAATTATCAGGTAACCCGGTAGCAATATATCTTTTGAATCAAGATCTAGACAAAATCAATTGGCATTTGTTATCCGGAAACTCTGAAGCCATTCATCTCTTACACCAATATTATCCCGACAAAATCATTTGGAACGAATTATCCAGAAACCCCGCGATTTTTACTTTGGATTATGTGTGGTTAGAAAACCGTATGAACATCATCAAGGAAGAATTGTTGGCCGTTGCATTGCACCCCGATAGAATCCAATCTTGGTTGGAACAAGGAATGGACATAGAAGATTTGTAACATAGATAGAGGTTATTTACACCCTATCTAACGGAATAATGGATGTGGTATCCGTAACAGAGTGGAGGATAACCACGCATATTCAGAAGGACGACTCTGCTGCTTCGCAATAGCGTGGAGTCCAGAGGAATATGATAAACAATTTTCTTTTCTGTCGGTGTAATGTATATTATATATGAATAATCCAAAACCAAATGGATGTGAATGGATTTTATATGATGAAATAAATTCTATACATATAAATGATAATCCTATAAATTTATCCAAAGCATTAGAATTAATTCATAAAGGTAAATATTTAGGTACATATATGCCGTATATACATTCAAAATTAACTGGTGGTACAGCACTTTATACATTGATTGATATGATTGATGATATTTTTGATGATAATGAACGTTATAATGCAAATGAATTTAAAAAATTAACCATTAAATTAATTGAAACTGGAAAATCCAATCCTGGACAATACCATGATAATGATTATACTCCCACTGCACTTTTCAATTTATTATTTTCTGCAAGCTACATTCAACAAGAATCACCTGAAGATATAAATTATATAGTGGATGTCGCAAAGAGTATCATAAAAACTGAAGAATATAATCCGACATGTAAAAGTAATCATAAGAGTTTATTTTTATTGGCATGTTCCCGTACATTTTTAGAACCGGTTGCGATTGATTTGATGTTGGATGATATAAAGAACCGGCGTACAAAGTCTCCGGAAGAACTGAAGAGCATTATTAAATTGGCACAAAAAAATAATATGAACAAATTATTAGATATTATTACCAAACAAAATCCATTAAAAAATAAAATAATTGAGAATATTCCGTCGGTAGTTGAGTTTAGAAATAGTAAAACTGCCAAACGATTACCAATTGAGATACGAAATAGTATCATTCGTTCAACATTAGGTGGTAGACGAAGACATAGTCAACACCGAAAAAATAAAATTTGAGTATTATTACATATTCATCTGGACTCCTACGTCGTCCTTCAGAATATGCGTGGATATCGTTTGAAAATTATGTTTTTTTTCTCATACATTACTATTCATATAACAAAATAAAATATGTCAACAAATAATGATGGATGTGGTATCCGTAGCAGAGCGGAAGATAACCACGCATATTCAGAGGAATATGAACATATATCGGAAAATTTTATTAATTTATGTAAACGTAGAACCAATCACAAATTTTTAGGACGAAGATTTGGTACACTATCCAACGAATCTAAATCCGAAATTTTCCAATTGGAAATGTCTATGTGTTTAGAAAAAAAATACATGAAATGTTTGCAACATGTTCGTGATTTAAATCAGACAAAACAAACCAAACCTATATCATCCATAGATGCATGTGAACCTTTGATACATGAATACATAAAGGAACCTACGTCTAGTTTTCGCCTACGGCGAAAACTAACCCTTTAAAACCTCCCTATAAAGGAACCTACGTCTAGTTTTCGCCTATGGCGAAAACTAACCCTTTAAAACCTCCCTATAAAGGAACCTACGGTTCCTTTAAAACCTCCCTATAAAGGAACCTACGGTTCCTTTAAAACCTCCCTTCTAAGTAGGGAATCTCAAATTGGTTGTATAAGATCCTATACAACTAATTTACCAAGAATTCTTCAAGGAAATTCTTCTACGAAAGGGAGGTTTTAAAGGAACCGTAGGTTCCTTTAATTAGAACAATTTAAAAACGCTGGATTGATTGTTTTTAATAGTTGACATAATAACATTTGTATTTTTATTCATATTATTCAAACTATTTTGAGTTGTTGCGGAGACACTTGGTTTGTTTTGAATCATAGGAGAAATTGCATTAGGTGTATACCATGTACTTTCTAATATACGATTTCGCACATCAGGGTTTAATGCAGTTGGAACCGCAGTTGGAACCGCAGTTGGAACCGCAGTTGGAATTGCAGTCGGAATTGCAGTTGAGATCACATTTGGTATCATAGTTGGAACCGCAGTTGGAACCGCAGTTGGAACCGCAGTTGGAACAGCAGTCGTAATCTTTTTAGAATTTTTGGTTGGAGCCTTCGTTGTAACCTTTGTCGTAACCGATAAATATTCACACGAGGTATGTTTTGCATTATAATGAACGATGAAACTGAAAATCAACAAAATAAAAATAATGAGAATGATTGAAATATATATCCCAAACAATACATTGTGTAAAGTTTTCTTCATTATATAATTGTTTATATTTTATCTATTTTGTATCCCTTGCCTTCTTTGACCAATTTACCTATGGGATTCATTAATTCGGGATTTTTTTTATGTGCCATATAATCGGAATGCTCATATATTTCCATCGTAGATTCATTCAAATGATATTTTTTACTTTTAATCGTAATTTCACGAAAGGTAACACGTTGTTTTGTAATAATTTGTTTGTTTTGTACTTGGGCATCTTGGTTCAAGGTAGGATAAGATAAAAAATCATTGGTTTTAATGTTACCTAAATTTGCTCCATAACACATGGTTTCTTTGGAACCCTGCGTTTGGTACAATGCACAATCCATAGAACTTATTTTAACTACATTCAATATTTGTTTACTAATATTTTGTTTTTGTAAAGAAATCTCGTACAATGTTTCGTCGGTAGTCACGGATTGATTTTCATTGAGACGACTCACATCACTATTCATCAAATCCACATAATTTTGATCCGCCTTTTGTTTTTCACTGAATACCGATATGTATAAAAATACTTTGACTGTGCGTAATTCCGGTGGTAGTTCTTCGTGACTACAAATACGTCGTGCACGTCCTACCACCTGGTCCACACGCACCATGTTCCAATATGGTTCCACAATATGAACAAAACGAGTATTTTTTAAATTGATGCCTTCCGCACCTGACGCAGTAATCATCAGTACTTTGATGACATCTCCCATTACATTTTTCTTTCCCGATTTATCTTGAGCTTCTAATTTTTTAACAATACGTGGTGGAACAATGTCCCACGCACCGTTATAAATATTACGTATTATTTCCTTTTCTTCGGTGGTTTCTGTACCAGTATAGAGTGCATAAGTGGGTAATTTACTATTTATATCATTCATATCGTCGGCCATATCCCACTCTCCGTCCGACATTCGTTGTATTTTAAATCTACGAAATCCATTATTTTCTAATACCAATTGTAAAATACCAATTCCTTCCAATGTACGAAAACTGGAATAAACCAAATGTAGACCACTATTTTTTTCTAACAAAATATTTTCCATAATTGCCGCAAATTTGGGACTATAGGTGGACAAATTGGCTAGAGCCAGGTAGGCTTCTTGGTTCAATTGTTTCATGGCTTCTTCTGCTTGTATATCTGATACTTCTTCTTCATCATCCTTTTCTTGTTTTGCTCCCATATCTTCTATATCTGTTTCTTCTTCAGTCGCACCACCCGAAAGTGTTTTCTCCTCATCTTCTTCTTCTTCTTTAGAATATTTTAAGGTTGGACGTGTTGCTTCTTCTTCTTCTTCCATTTCTTTTTCCAAAAGTGTAGACTTTAGGAATTCATTCGTCTTCTGCGTTTTTTCAGGACTCAGAGGTTCCTCTATTTGTGAAAAAGGTTTTTCTTCTTCTTCCATTTCTTTTTCCAAAAGAGAAGACTTTAGGAATTCATTCGTCTTCTGCGTTTTTTCAGGACTCAGAGGTTCCTCTATTTGTGAAAAAGGTTTTTCTTCTTCTTCCATTTCTTTTTCCAAAAGAGAAGACTTTAGGAATTCTTGAGGAAGGATTGATTTTTTGGAAAGAGTCTTCTGCGTTTTTTTAGGAATCAGAGGTCCCTCCTTTTGTGATTCTTCTATTTCTTTTTCCGATAGTTTTTCTTCAGGAAGGTTCTTTAGGAGATTCTTCTTTTCAAATTTGGAAGAAGATATAGGACGTCCGGGTGGGTCTGGCCAAGCAAAATTGCAACAAGAACGGGAATAAATACGGTAGGTGGAGGTTAATTCGCGATATAGTCCTTCCCCTTCTTGTGCTCCACGTTTTTTCTTCGTTTTTTGTACATTGGTATCTTTATCACGTTCTTCTTTGCGAATAACCGCATATTGTTCAAACTGATATGGACTCATTTCGGCTTTAACCAATTCATAAGATTCACCTGCGGAAGTTTCTACCAAAGTAGGTAACAAATTTTCTTGGGGACTTTTGAAAAAAGAAGTTAATCCTAATATTCTTCTACTGAACAAATCGGATTGTTTCATCATGCCAGTATCCATGTCTATGAACATATCTAAAAAATCATCCATACGGTCTGGAAGACATTTGAATAATTCAACTTTAGGAGTAACCACCACTTGCAATCCATTCCGTTTCAATATGTCTTTTACTTTAGCAATAAATTTGGAGTCGTCCACGTTACCAGTATCGTCCAAACACACACCCTGATAATTCGGATCCACATCTTCACCGCCATACATCCAAAATTCTCCGGTGACTTCGTCACCTTTGAAATTAGTTGTTGAAGGACTTTGTCCCTCTGACAATCCTTGACCTCCTTCGTGGGGGTCCTGGTTGTATGTATCTTCGTCAGTTTCCGCTTCCACTTCCATGGTCTTGGGAGTTACAAACGTATCAAACTTCTTTGAAGTTAATTGTTGGAGGCTTGCAGCCCCCTGATCACTTGTTTCTTTTAAAGATTTTTTGGTACTTCGTTTTCCTTTTTCAGCTGCAGGTTTAGGTATTTTTTTCGTAACATTCTTTTTCGTACCCTTCGTTACGGTTTCAGTCAACCTTTCCGGTACAACTGTAGAACTCAACCTTTCGGGTACAATGGTTTTAGCAGAAATAGATGCCTGAATCGGTGGTAATTGTGTTTTTGCACCCTGAGAGGGTAATTGTGTTTTTGCACCCTGAGAGGGTAATTGTGTTTTTGCACCGGAATTACATTTTCCGGTGGTATTGTTGATAAATCCAAAAGGATTACGTGTAA